GTAATTCCTTTTCTGAAGGCAGAATACTTTGAGGATTATAGTCAAAAGGTTGTATTTGAAGAGACATTAAACTTTGTTGAGGAGTACAATCAACCTCCTACAAAGGAAGTTCTTTGTATTGAGACTGAGAAACGTCAAGATATAAATGATTCTTCTTTTAAGGAAGTTACTGATTTAATTACTTCATTACAAGATGAACCAACTGAGTTTGATTGGTTAGTTAATACTACTGAGAAGTGGTGTCGAGATCGTGCTATATATTTGGCACTGATGGAATCAATCCAGTTAGCAGATGGAAAAGATGAATCCAAAGGAAGGGATGCTATTCCTACTATTCTCTCTGATGCTCTTTCTGTTTCTTTTGATACTAATGTAGGACATGATTACTTAACAGATTACGAAGAACGATATGAGTCGTACCATAGGAAAGAAGACAAGATACCGTTCGACCTCGAATACTTTGACAAGATTACGAAAGGAGGTCTTCCGAATAAAACTCTCAACATTGCTCTTGCTGGCACAGGGGTTGGAAAGAGTTTATTTATGTGCCATGTGGCTAGCAGTGTCCTCCTCCAAGGAAAGAACGTCCTCTACATCACTCTCGAAATGGCAGAGGAAAAGATTGCGGAGAGGATCGATGCTAACTTACTTAATGTTAATATACAGGACATAACTGATCTACCAAAACAGATGTTTGATAGTAAGGTAACTAACCTTGCTGAGAAAACACAAGGAACTCTTATTATCAAAGAGTATCCTACTGCATCTGCTCATTCAGGCCATTTTAAAAGTCTTTTGAATGAACTTGCATTGAAAAAATCGTTCAGACCTGATATAATATTCATAGACTATCTTAATATCTGTGCATCATCACGATACCGAGCAGGAAGTAATGTCAATTCCTATTCCTACATCAAAGCAATCGCAGAAGAATTACGGGGTCTCGCAGTTGAGGCGAACCTTCCGATTGTATCTGCCACTCAAACTACTCGTAGCGGCTTTGCTAGTAGTGATGTTGATCTCACTGACACCTCTGAATCTTTTGGACTCCCTGCTACTGCTGACCTTATGTTTGCCCTTATTTCTACAGAAGAGTTGGAGGGGTTGAATCAGATAATGGTCAAGCAATTAAAGAATAGATACAATGATCCCACAGTTAACAAGAGATTTATTGTTGGGATTGATCGTGCCAAGATGAGATTGTATGATTGTGAGCAAAATGCACAACAAGATGTGATTGACAATGGACAAGAAGAAGAGTATAATCCAGAAGAAGATAAAGTTAAAAAATCTTTTAATGACTTCAAATTCTAGTCTATATCCTTTTTATAGGGTGTTTGATGAGAAGGGTAAACAGTATTGTGATTGTGGGTGGGAAAAACACGCACAAGATGTTGTCCTCTTAAATAGAGGATTTTCTTATAGAAGAATAGATGCTCCCAAACCAATCAATCCAGAAACAGTTGATGTCAGTGTAACTCCTACTGAGGAATTACCTGGTCAACAAGGATTGCCATCAGCAGTAGAAAGATTGCATGATGAAATGAAAAAAGAACACGAACTTGGATTACCACAAAGCGATTTTATTGAATTCTAACTATGACTGTAGACACCGAAAAGTATCTTGAATTTGTGCAGGAAGTTACTAGTCTTCCTAGTACAGATCTAGCAGCATTACTTTCTCGTATCACTGAACTTGATATTGAACAAGATGCAGATGTTCCTAGACTGTTAACGGCTGCACTTGGTTTGACTGCTGAGTCTGGTGAGTTTACTGAAGTGGTAAAGAAGATCATTCTACAAGGCAAACCATACAATGAAGAGAATATCTTCCACATGAAGAGAGAACTAGGAGATATATGCTGGTATTTGGCACAGGCTTGTATGGCACTAGATACTACATTCGATGAAATCATTGAAATAAATCAGAAAACCGTAAAGAAGGAGACCTATGAGCAGACAACAGACTCTTAAGTTTACTATCAGACAAGATGGTCGTGTAACTGAAGAAGTTATGGGAGCAACATCTAATGAGTGTGTAGAACTCACTAGACAAATAGATATTAAACTTGGAGAATTAGAAACTCGTCAATTTAAACCCGAATTTTACTCTAACAATGTCGCACTTCAGCACAATCAGGACAAAGCTAAAGAACAAACCAATACTACAGGAGGCACTGGAGATACTTCAGTATGATGTAAAGGAATATCAGGAACTTAAAGTAACTGGAGCACATGGTATTGGACATGAGACAGTAGAAGCAGAACTTGCTATTGGCACTGATATTGGGTTTCGTTTGAATGAAATAACAGGTGTATATGAATTGGTAGCCGATCTAGAAACTTGGAATCAACCTATCTCTGTAGAGAGATTTATAGATAAGGTTAATCAACAGTATGCTAGAATGACTGTACATAATACAGTTAAGGATATGGGATTTCAAGTAGAAGAAGAGTGGGAGATGGAGGATAATAGTATTGAACTCACAGTTACAAGGTGGGTATAATAAATAACTAGAAAGTATAGTTATTATAAAGATGGCGGGCTCTAATAACAAAAAGAATAAGTTAAGAGGAGTCACTGAAATAGTAAATCCTAATCACAAGAGAAAAATAAATGAAAGTACTAGTTGGGTTGATTTAGGTAGTGGAAATAGACCCACTAATAGTACTGCACAAACATTTGGTTTAGTTGATGATGCTGGTTTCCCTATTCTTGATTCGGATTTTAATCAAGTAACTGCTGCTTTTGGTGGATTGGGTGGAGTAGAATCTTTACCCTCGCAAGTTACATATATTGGTGCGGAAGGTGAATTAGGTTCAGTTGATCCTCCAACTTATAATCAACTTGCCGTGGCTGGATTTGCTAAACCTTTAGGTAAGTATGATAATTTTATTAGAAAAAGTGCTGCTAGGAAAGCATCACAAATTAATGATCAATTAGATGCTAGTGAAAAGGTTGCAGCGAGAGCAAATGCTGATGTATTGATGAAAGCAAGAGTTGAAGAAGCAGAGAAGATTTATAATGATTTGTATAAACAATATGAAGCAGAGAAGAAAGCGGTAGATGCACATAACGAGAATATTAATAAGAAAAAAGATGCTTTGATTAAGGAATCTGATAAACTTTGGGATAAAATACGTGCTAAGTATTATCAAGGACAAGATTGGGGTAATCGTGCATACTATGCTAAAACAGATGCTGAGATGACCGAAGAATATATGAAAAGAGGTGGTACTCGTATTGATGCTCAAATGGCATCCTTAGATAAACAGTATAAGGATCAACCATCACTTCCTGATTATCCTGATGTTAATGATGATAAGTATTGGAATGATGGACTTACAGCAGCAACTGGAGAAATTGGTGTAACGGCAGATGATGAAAAATTTTTGAAGAAACAGCAAACACTTGTAAATCTTACTAAATGGATGAATAAGATAGGTTTGCCAAATGATTTTGCTCAGTGGACTTTAAACTATGCCAACAATGATATGACACCAATTACTAAATTTAGTCCTGGTATGGAACAACAGGTATTGAATTTGGTAAATGATAAGTTTTCAAAAAATCCAAATGCTACAGTAGTAGATATCCAGTATAAGGATTATGGTTTCAAATTTAAAGCCTTACCCACAAGATTAGGATTGGGAAGATTTACAGCTACAAAATTAGATAATGGTGATATTAGAATACAAGATATATTTAATGTTGATAAAGTAGCAACGCATCTTGGAGCAGCTCAAATAGTACCTGGTCTTCAAGACACTGCTGATAGATTAGTTGATATTTCTTATAAGAAAAGAAATATTAGTGGTGTTTTTGATGAGGGTGGTATTCCGATTGATGTTATAATCAAATCAAAGAAAAAGAAAAAGAAAGAGAATAAAAAACTTAAAGAAGGTAAAACCTTTAAGAATTTTATGAGTTCAATAAATAACTAAAAAATTAGGATTGAGATGGCATACGGCGGTTCCGAAACAGAACTTTATTCTGAAGTATTAGCTCAAGTCTGTTTAGCTTTTTCTATGATGCATAGTAGAGCAATGAAGGAAAGTGATTTGAATGAAAATACTATTAGGAGTTTAAGATCGCTCATAGTCACTCATGGAAGAGCTAATTTAAATAGTAAAGCATTCATAGAAAAATTAATAGAATTTGGTACTCATCCTATTAAGAAGGGATTTATGTGGGTGGATGGTACTGGATCTGCCATGTTGAAGGTAAAAAATCAATTTAAATTAAATAGGACTTATAAACTCTATAATGATAAATTATATGGAAATACAGTAGGAGCAACCAATCCTTACACAGCTTTTTTAAAAGCAGGTACGGGAGCAAAACCTGATAAGTGGAATCCTGCTGATATTTGGGTTATGAATAGAAAAGGATTGAGTGCTCTTATAAAAATGAATAGAAAAGTGATGCGAAGAACAAAGGTTTCTTTATCATATGCTAATCAGTTTTTGATGGATGAATTTAGTGTAAGAAATATAATTCCAATTTCTCTTAAAAAACCTCAACAAACTCCTCATATTGATATTGTTAATAGTAATGAATATGTAACTCGTCTTTCTTTAAATAAAACTAGCAATCCCACTGTTGAATATACTATGGGAAATAAGGATGTAAAGGTTAATTTTACTATTGAAACTATAGAATTAGCAAAAGGTCAGAAAGCATCTACAGCAAGAAGAAATCCTCAGAATGCAAGAGGAAAAGTTGTTAATGGATCTCAGAAACATATACGAATTAAATATCATGTTGATAATAAAAAGGTTGAACTAGAGTATGAACAGAGTAAAGTTGGTAAGGAGAAGTTTTCATATGCTGCAGCAAAGATGGGAAATTTAGGTGCTGCGAATTTTCAACATATTATTAACGCTACTTCTAGACAAGGAGTTTCTCGATTAAATGCCATTCAACAAAATTATGGGGATATTGATATCAAAGACTCTCCTTGGTTTAATGGAAAGCAATTAGGAGTTACTAAAGCTAGACACAGTGAACGAGAATTAGAACCACATTACGTTAGATTGTCTCAATACGTAGGAGATTTATGGGAAGAGATTGTGGGTAGTGTTCCAGATTTTCAGCGTGATACAAAAGGACAACTTAATAAGGCATCTGGGTTATGGAGTAAGGCTAGAGCAGGAGAATTTGGGGTAGCAATTAGTTCTATTAGTAATGAAAGAGTTAAAAGAAGAGTAATTCAAAATCTATATGAAGCAGCAGCGTCTGTTAGTTATGTTGTAGGATTGACTTCGGAAGAACAGCAAATGATGGAACCCTCTACAAGAAGAGTTTCTTTTCATGCATCTGTGTATGCCAAAGTCTACTAAAGAAAAACGCTAAATATAGTATATAAGTAAGTTATATGAAGAGTTTTTTCCAATTTTTAACTGAAACAGAGTCCAGAGCTAAAGAACAGGCACGGAAATTAGGACTCAAGAGTGACGGCCATGGTGGTTGGATAGATCGTCGTGGAGAATTTGTTGCGAAAACAGAAGGAGATAGGTTAAGATTTTTTGATAAGGGTAAAAAAGCAGCAGAAGAACCTGGTTCAACTAAGAAACGCACACCAGAACTTCCAGTCAACGGAAAGAAACAAGCACAAGGCCCAGTTCAACAAATGTTGAAACGACGTAAGGATGATGACCTTGCAGGAGCACCTTTACAGAAAAAACCAGAGGAAGAAGGTAAAAAAGGTGAAGGTCAGACCCTCACAACAGCATTTGGTAGGTTCAATCCACCTACTGTGGGGCATGAAAAGTTATTAAGTGCTGCAAGAAAGGCAGCCGCAGGTGGGCCACTCAAGATTTATCCATCTAGAACACAGGATCCGAAGAAAAATCCTCTTGATCCTGACATGAAGATCTCATATATGAAGAAGATGTTCCCTGACTATGAGGAAGAAATTGTTAATGATTCAGAGATGAA